TTCCCGGCGGCATCGATCGGATGCTCCTGCCACTCCTGGGTGGTAGCCCTCTCCAGCCGTCGCTGGGTACGCGCCGGCTGCCGCTGCATGGCCTTTTTCCCACCGACAGAGATGGCAAGCGCTGTCAAACCGAGACCACCGGCCGCCAGCACGGCGCGTTGCCACGGCGCTGCGACGGCGGGGGCGTTAGCGGGTGGCCCGGCAGGGGGCGGCGCCGGGTCAGTTCCAGCGTCGACCTGCCTGTGTTGCTGCCAGACCGGGGCCTGGGGCTCAAGCGGTTTCAGCCGCGATAGGCCGGCGATAACCTGGTCCAGCAGCAGATAGTGCTGGCGCAGGCGTTCCACCGCATCGATTTCGTCATTGAGCCGAGTAGTCTGCTCCCCATGCTGCTGTGCCTGGTCCAACGCCAGCTGCCGTTCAATCTGGCGCACCGCGCCGAGCGCAAGCCCCAGGCGGATCACTTCGCCGATGAGCCTGTCAAAGCGGATAACATCGGCCTGCGTGCGCAGCTGCGCGATATCGCGGCGCAGCAGGTCGATGGCGCTCCCCAACGGATGGATGACAGTGACGCCGAGCTCGAGGATGAACAGCTGTGTGTTCGCCATACGTTCCTCCTTGTCACGGTGCGAGCCACCAGACCATGTCGCTGTACGACATGGTCATGATTTCGCTCGCGGAAAAGTTCAGCTCCTTGGCCAGCCGCCGGGCGGCGGCCTTCTGCCGGGCCGGGTCAAAGTTCGTCGTCCTGCACCAGGCGAAAGTATCCCGTCTGCAGGCGGCTGTAGTCCTTCACAGCGAGGCCTTCGAGATCTTTTATGCCGACCTCGGCCAACGACGCGAACAGGTTCAGTTCGCGCTGCTCATCATCTGCGGCACCGCCGGCATGGGCATTGCGGATATCGCGTACAGTCGGCGCGCGCAACGCCAGGCTGTCGACCTGCACACCGTTGGCCTCGCTGGCCCGGGACAAACGGACGGTGACGCGGTCGGCGCTCAGGGTCAGCCACTGTGGAAGCTTTTTCGCTTGAGACATGCTCGTTCTCCTTACAGGCCAAGTGCGGCGCGCTGGGCGGCCAGTTGGTCGACCCCATCAACCACGCGCTTCATGCCCAGCGCATCGATCTCGTAGACCAGGCGCCCATCGACTTCGAGCTTGTAGTAAGTGAGGCCGACGCTGTGTTTGATCTCGGCCTTGTCGCCGGATTTCCAGTCACCCATGTCGATTTCCTTCAGCGAGCCACGCAGGGTGACCACCACAGGGTTGATCCTGCCCTTGAGGCCCTTGAAGGCACCGCGGAAGGTGCCGTTGAAGCCGCTGCCATCGGCCAGGCCGAAGAACTTCAGTGCCTCACGACGCACACCGGTAGTGGTGAAGGCGGCTTCCTGTTTTTCCATGCCCAGGTCCATCTCCACCGGCATGTCCATGCCGCCCGGGCGGTGCTCCTCCATCTTCAAGGTGAGCTTGGGCAGGGTCAGGCTGGGTACATCGCCCTGGAAGCTGACGCCGTCGACGAACAGGTTCAGGTTGGCCAGGGTTTCGGGAATCATTGCCATGTTAATGCGCTCCTTAAGCGGCGGAATCGAGGACTTCGGTCAGCCACTGATTGGTGACTTCAACGCGGAAATTGGGGTTTTCGGCAGGCGGCACATCAGTGAAGCGGATGTTCCAGTACACCTTGCCTTGCTCCAGCTGGCTGGCAGTGTTCAGTTCCGGGTCGGCATAGACCTCGAAATTGATGATCGCGCCCTGGTTCTTGAGGTCACGCATGAAGGCCTGCAGGCCCTCGGTGACATCCTTGACGTAGGTCGCGGTGATCGAACGATCGACCGCCCACTTGTGCCCGTAGAGGATTGCGTCCATGACGATGTCCAGGGTCCGCACGCGGGTGACGAAGGCCCATTTCGGGTCGCTGGACAACGTGCGGTTGCCCCACAGGCGGAAACCATCGTCGCGGATGATGGTCGCGATGTTGGCGTTGTTCAGCAGGTTGGCGCGGCAGCCGTCGTCGCCATCGAGGAACTCGACCGGGCGAGTCGTACCGGTAATGCCGACGAACGACTTGTTCGACGGCGAGGCCCAGAAACCGTACTCGCTGTCGGTCCAGGCAAACAGGCCGGCGACCCAGGCCGAGCCGGGCGCGTCGACGGTGGCTTGCTCACCGTTGTCCCAGTACTGCACACCTGGGTCGACCAGGAAGGCGCGTTTGGCGCCGAAGCCGGCGGCGTAGGCAATGGCCGCCTCGTCGGTGGTGTTGGGGCCATCGAGGATGGCGATACCGCGCAGCTTGTCCGCCAAGGCTACCAGTGCAGTGCCAACAGCCTCGGTCGCGCTGTGCTTGGGAGCGACCAGCAGACGGGGTTGGGCGTTGAAACGGCTTTTGCCATCGAGCAACGCCTGCAGCCCGGTACGCTTGCCGTCAGCCAGCACGCCACCGATGATGGCCGAGGTTTGCTCGGCCGCGTCGGTCAGCTTGGCCACACCGCAGGCGACGATTACCGCCTTGGTCCGGGTGAAGACGGCCTGGCACGCCTTGGTGATGGCCGAGTCGGCACCGAAGGCGGCCACCGCCTCGCGCTCGCTGGAGATCAGCACCAGGTCATTGGCTTTGGCGGTTGCGCCAGCGCCGGGGGTGAAAGTGTCGACCAAGCCGATGATCGAGGACGATGGCAGGGCAATGCTGCGCGCGCCAGTGTCTACGCTCGTTACGGTAACGCCGTGGAAAAAACCACTCATAAATTCATTCTCCAGAAATGAGACGGCCCCGCATGCGGGGCCTTGTGGTACAGCAGAAAAGAAAACGCCCCGTCGGTGCGGGGCGTCTATGCGGTTTGCGAGGCCAGCCAGGCGGCCAAGGCTTCATCGTTGGGGCTGCTCGGCCAGTCGTCATCGGCAGGCGCGCTGGTGGTGATATCCAGGCGGCTCAGCTCCACGCGGTAGACCTTCCAGGCCTTGAGGGCGGCCGTTTCCGCGTCGCTAGCCATTTCCAGCTCGACCGCATCCTGCAGCGTGCTTATGCGCGCAGTGGCATACTGGGTGGCCATGGCTTGTCTGCGGTACGCCGACTGGCGCGCCACCTCAGCTATAGCCGCCTCGTCCGGAACCCATTCGTCATCCTCCCAGGTGTCGAACTCCGTCGACGGCGCTTGCAGGGTATAGCCCTCGGGCAGATCGCCCAGTGCCTGCCACTGGCGGGGCTCGCCGGTTTCGATGCTGTAGACCGTGGCGCCACGATGGTCGGCGACCAACTCCCAGCCATCACTGGTGCGATTGATCAGCGCAGCAAGGCCCTCGCCCAACTCGGGCGGTTCTATTGGGTAGCTGTAGGCCGGGTACAGCCATACACCCGGCTCCAGCGGGCTAGGGTCAGCGTGAGAGATACACAAAAATTCGCCGGTACCGCGATGCACGTTACACAGTTTCGGCGGTATCACCCCCGGCAGTTGCCACCAGGGCATTATCTCGGCCGGCTCCTGTAAGGCTGGCGAGTCGATCATTTCGATAACTTCGGCATTCATGGGTTACCTCAATACTTGATGCAGGCCAGATAGGCCCGGTTAGCCATGCGGGTTTCGTTACCACCGTTCGCGCTGATCGTCAGGGTGTGCGAGTGGGTGCCGCTAGCTGATGTGGTAGTGGTGTCTGTGCCTTGAATAATTTGATCGCCATACACAGCGTTAACGTTGCTAGTGGAAACACCGTCTACATACTCACGCTTATTGGTAATGACGTGCGTGTGCGCGCCGGTGCTGTTCGTCGTGCCTTCGTGGATGTGCGACTCGTTCTGGCCGGCCTGGCTCGAGAACAAGGCTCGTCCCGAGTCGGCCGCGTTGAGGCCGTCTGTCCACGCCCGGTCAATTAGCTCGCGGTCATCCGGCAAGTTGAAGGTGGTCGAGCCGTTGCCGGCACCAAATTGGGTGCCGATAGCTGCGAACAACGCGGCGTAGGTGGTACGCGAAACCGCTGCACCATTGCGCTTGAGCCAGCCGGCCGGCGGCGTATTGCGCGCGAAGTGAGCGACCTGACCCACAGGCGCGGCCATGTCCACCTTCTTGTTAACCCACAAAGTTGTAGGCGCTCGACTGCTGTTGTCGTCGTCAGCTGGGGATAGCACAGATACGCCGCAGCTCATGGTCACCGCCCCGGTAGCCAAGTTGAACTGGAACGGTCGCAGTGAATTGAAGTTCCCCGACGAGTTTCCGGCGTCAGTCACCAAGTAGTAAAAGTTTCCGTTGTCGACTCGCTGAATTACGCCATAGGTGCCAAGGCTATGGATGAAGCGCTGTACGTTGTCGCCCTTAAATACGGCTTCTCCCGTGAAGGTGGGCGAGTTCGTTTTTGCCAACTCTCGCCAATCGCTCCAATTGCCTGCAGTCATGCGCCGGAAATGCATCGTATCCAGCGATGCGCCCACCAATGATGGAATGAACACTTGCGCACAATATGCGCTTCCATCCATGTACTGGAACGACAGCAGATAGCCGTTCGCCGATGACTGGCCTTGCGTGCCGACTGGGCTGTTAGTCGGATTGATGCAATACGAAAGCCCGCCTTGGGTCAGCGTATTGATATCAACGCCCGACTTAACGTTGTAACCGCCGATACCAAACGACGCCATAGCGTCACTGACCACCTTACCGATCTCGCTAAGCGTGCCGCGCTTGTTGATGAAATAGTTCGTAGTGGACGCTTGCAGCTCAACCCATTCGCCAACTTGAAGAGAAGCCGAGTTAACGGTGTTGTTTTTCTCGAAAATTTTCCCATTTGCTGGAGCACTGATGGTGACGACGCCAGAACTTACATTACGGATAACGTAGGTTCCGCCCGATCCCGCATCTGCGGCCGTTGGCAGCGAGACTGTAACCGGTGCAGTCACATTAAAGGCGTATCCCGTCTGCGACCCTAGTAGCGTGATATCTGCACCAACGCCGACCACATTACCGCTGTAATTGCGCTTGAAAGTATTGATGCCCTGCAACAGAGCGGCCATGGTAGCCAGTTGGCCAGTGTTGGTCCCCACGGCAGCAGTCGGGGCCACCGGCGTCCCTGTGAATGCCGGCGAGTCTAAACGCCCGACCTGCTGCCAGTCGGCCCACGCGCCGGACGCCTTCGAGCGCCAGAACAATCGGGCGTTACCAATGTTGTTACTGCAACCTCCCGTCAACTGGAAGCAGCCTGTTGGGTTGAATTGGATATGCAGCAGCGCCATGGACGAGTTCGCGAACGGCGTGTTTAACGCTGTACCCGTGGCCCGATAAAGCCCCGTCTTGGTAACTTCGTTGAAATCTGTGATGGCGGCGCCATCGCCCCCTAAACCGAACGCCTGCAAAGCGGCCAGTAGAGCGGCCATTGTGGCAAGCTGCGGCGTATCCGTACCGACCGGAGCCGTGGGTGCGGTCGGCGTACCCGTCAAGCTGGGCGAATCCAATTCAGCTACTTCTTTCAGCTTGCCGCGCCCCACCACAAACCAAGCCGTGCCGGAAGACACCAGCTCCACCCACTCCAACGGCTTAAGAGCCATCGATCCGACCGTACTGCCAGCATCGACAATCGAGCCCGACGTGGCCACTACGATGGTCTGCGTCGCAGTAGTCGACGGGTTGCGCAGCATCACAGAGGCGCCGTTGCCAACATCGTTAACCGATGGTAAGGCCAAGGTCACCACGCCGGAGTTGAATTGCACAGCATTACCCATCTGCGCAGCGGTCAGCGTCAGATTGCCACTGACGCCGATAACCGCAGACTTGAACTGGCGCGCAGACGCCGCTACTGCGGTGGCCAGGGCGGCCATGTTGGCTGCCTGCAGGCCCTTGCTGCTTGCCGCCGGCGTGGGTACCTCTGGCGCGCCGGTGAACTTCGGAGAAGCCAGCGGCGCCTTTTTCGCCAGTTCGTTGACCATGGTGGTGGCGAAGCTTGGATCGTTGCCAATGGCATCGGCCAGCTCTTTCAGTGTGTCCAAGGCACCCGGCGCAGAATCCACCAGGCCATTCACCGCGTTGGTGACCGAATCGGAAATAGCCTTGGCGATTTCGGTCCGGTTGTAGGTTTCCGACTTGGTGTACACATCGGTAATGCCGTAACCCGCAACGGTAGTCGGGTTGGTCGCGGCAACCACACGGCCGTACTTGTCCACCTGCACGCTGCGATAGGTACCGGCGAGTACACCACTGCGGCCAAAGGCCATTTCAAACGACAGCGCCGTTACGCCCAGGCTGATAGGTGCGTCGGTCACCAGCTGCCAGGCGCTATCACTATTGACCGTGCCCCTCTCCACCAGGACGAGCAAGCCAGGTGTCACCTTGGCATTGCTGTCAGCGTCGACGGAGCGCGTCCAGGCACCGCCGGCCACCACGGTATAAATACCGTTTTCCTTGGCAGCGGCCTGGTTCTTCACCAACACCCGCGCACCGGCAGTCAGCGCTACGCCATCAATGGTCTGCAGGCCGCTCAAATTGATGCCAGCCGTGGTGGCCACCAACACCGAATGCTTGAAGTCCTGCCGCGCCAGTTCTTCGGTCACCCATTCACGAGTGGCCAGTACCACACTGGGGTCGATCTTGAGCTGCACATTAGCGGCGCTGCTGACCACCAGGCTCATGCGTACGATCTGGGTACGGCCAGAGCCTTGTGACAGTAACGGCTTGTAGGTCGGCGCACAGTTGGCCACTGCCACCAAGTCGCCATCGGCGTCGTACAGGCCGATTTCGCGAATCCACTTACCGCCGACGTCGGCCGGGATCACCTGCTCAGCCACGATGATGGAGGGGTCTTTGTCATCGACCTTCAACTGGTTGAGTGGTGCCCGGCGCCACTCGTTGATAAGGCGGGTTTGTGTTGCGCTCGGCGTCGGATCGGTGCCGTTGGCATCGCCCACCGCCAGCTGCGTGATTTTCCAAGCGATGCCCAGGGCATCTGCGTTGGCCTGCTTTGCGGCGCCCACGTTCGTGAGAATCGCGTAAAACTGCGAATTCTGGTCAACCATGTGAAATTTCCAGTGTGTCGATTGTGGTTTCGCGGCCACCACGGCGCATCACGCCGGTGACCTCAATGTCGCGCTGCCTAGGCGGGTACACGTCCAGAGTGTCTCCCTCGCTCAGGCTCGCGCCGAGGTAGTACCGGCCAGTGGCTTCCAGGCTGATTTCCAGGCCGACCATGTGCCGGCTGACTGGCCGGGCGTCATCGAGCAGCGCCGACAGCTCGCGGTAGGTTTCTTCGCTGATGCCCGAATTGGAGACACCGACCTTGAGCGCGAAAGTGCCAGGCACGCCCTGCGGCTGCAGGTTGAACCACTCCACCACCTCAATGAGGTAACCGAACGGCTCGACCACTCGGCGCAGCGCGCCAACGGTGCCCTTGTGCTTGTGGATGTAGAACGCCGAGCGGATCACCGAACGCTTTGTCGCTTCGGTCCACTCATCGTCCCAGCGATCCACCGACCAAGCCCAGGCCAGCTGATACAGCAGATGCGACGGGCAGGTGTCGGGGTTGTACAGGGTTCGCAGCGTGACGGCGGTTGCCTCAGCGTCGGCGCCCTCCACGGCCCGCTCCAGCGGCGTGGCGTTTATCGGCAGTAGGCTGGCCATGTCAGGCCCCCCGCACGACGGTGAAACCCTCACACCAGGCCGCCTGTGCCTTGCTCGGCTTGATGTCGACCCAGCCAGGTATCTCCACACGCGTGACCCCATCAATATGCAACTGGGCATCAATGGCCGACCGTGCCACTTCCACGCCCAGTCGCCGGCGGGGGTTCTTCCAGGCCTCCAGGCGCGCCCGGCACTCAGCCAGGATGGCCTCGTTCTCCGGACCATTGCCCGCCATGAAGACTTTGGCGTCGACCCGATAGGGCAGAATCTGCGCACTTTGCACCGTCAGGCGATCGGCGACGGGCCGCACGTCGTCGTCATTCAAATAAGCCGAAACAGTGCCCAGCAGCTCGGCCGAGGCCGTGCCGTTGCCCTCCTGCGAAAGCACCGTCACCACCACCACGGCCGGTGACGGGCTTTCGGCGGTGGCGTCAGCCACCTGCCCCGAGGCATTGCGGGCATGCAGGATGTAACTGTTACGCGGGCCGGCCGTGGTGAGGCCTTCGTAGACCAACTGCACCCTCTCGCGCAGAGCGTCGTCGGATTCGAGCAGTGCGGCGATCGGCGGTACACGGGTGAGGTCCTGGGCCTGGATCACCAAGCGCCGCAGGCTGACATTGGCCGCCAGGTGTTCAAGATCGGTGCCTCTTGCGTAGGCGAGCAGCAGTGATTTGGCCGCATCGTTGATCCGTGCCCGATTGAGCAACTTGCGGTAGGCACCGACCTCCAGCAGTTTGATGACCGGGTCGCTTTCCAGGGTGGCGGACCAGCCCTCACCCATATGTTCGCGAAACGTGTCCAGGTCAGCCTGGTAAAGGCTTTCATAATCAAGGGACTCAAGCAGCTGGGGGGCGGGCAGTTTCGACAGGTCTACCTGGCTCATACGCTCACCTCCACCAGCGCGTCATCGCCCAGGTAACGGCCCTGCAACGCCAGACGAACCTGGCCGTCGAGCACTGCCACGACCTTGACCCGCTCCAACTTCAACCGTGGCTCCCAGCGGCCCAGCGCCCGGGCCACCTCCGCCTGCACGGCGCTCTTCCAACCTTCATTGACCGGCAGGTCGACAAAGCGGCGCAACTGGCTGCCGTATTCCGGGCGCATGCGTCGGCTACCCAATGGAGTGGCAAGGATATCTTCGATGGACTGGCGCAAGTGGGCGACCCCGGCCAGTGGCTGGCCGGTGCGGCGGTCCATGCCGATCATGGCGCACCTCCTGCTCTGGCGGTGCCCGGTGGGTGGGTATGCATGGCATCCTCCTGAAATGAAAAAGCCCGCAGTGGCGGGCCTGGTTCAGTGCTTGTGGTTGGCGGTATTGCCGGCGGTGTCGATGATTCGGCCGCCGCCATTGATGTCGCCGCGTACCGTCAGCGGGCCATCGATGACGACGTTGCCCGTGAGATTGATAGCGCCCGCCTGCAGGCTGATCGCGCCATCGTTGACCTGCACAGCGCTGGCCCCGACCTTGATGCTGACATTTCCACTGGGCAGCTGGATGTCGTAACGCCGTGCCTGCCAGTCGTAGGTCAGCGAGCCCCCGTCGTCGAACTGCCAGACTTCGGCATGCTCGCGCAGGTCCGGTGGATTGCCGGCATTGCCATAGAGGCCGGGTATGAACGTACCTTGGGCCGGCTCGCCACTCGGGCTGAGCAAGACACCCTGCTCTCCCAGGCTGGGTGCCCGCCAGTGGCGGGCCTTGCCAGCGGCCAGCGCATGCCAGCGCAGCCAGGCGCTGGTCCAGCCACTGCCGTCGGAAACCCGCACCCGGGCGGCGGCAAGGTCTACAGCCACCACCCGGCAGGGGA